CATTGTAGTATGTGCATGGCCAGAGATTTATCTCGGTAATAAAGACGTTCGTCGTGTGTATAGACTTGGTAACGTTCCATATTTTTATGAGGATTATATCCATGGTAGGGATACTCATGTGTTTTCACAAGAGCCGTATAAACAAACAACACATATTAATAAATCTAAACACCTTATTAACACTTGGTGTGATATGATTGGTATTGATTATAATAGTGAAAGTCCTAATCTACCGATGAACATGCGGGAGCAGAATTATATTGATCCAGAGCTTGCCGCTATTCCAAAAACAAAGCCTATTCTACTATTCCAGCCGTTCGGTGGTCCAGGTAAAGACCATCAACCAGATAACTACTCATGGGTGAGAGATATACATCCTGAGGTTGCTCAGCATATTGTTAATCAACTTAAAGAGCACTATCAAATTCTTCATGTATGTTACGACTTCCATGCCAAACTAACTGATGTCATTCGATATGAGAAGGTCGTTCCAAAGAAGAACTTATTCAACTTGATTCGATTCGCTGATCGGTGCCTCTTTGTTGATTCTTCTTTCCAACACGCTGCAGCAGCAATGGGTAAGTCAGCAACAGTTGTATGGATTGCAACGCAGCCAGAGCTATTCGGGTATGCCTCACATACCAACTTCAAACCACCTGTTGAATTTCCAAAGGGTACTATTGATTCATTCCTACATGATTATAACTTTACAGGAGCTATTAATGAGTGTCCATATACTGACATCTCTCAGATGTTTGATATTGACGCCATCGTTAACTCACTCTTACCTAACTCTACACAACAAGAGGCACCTGCAGCTGCACCACAAGCTGAAACTCCTCCAAGTGATCAGAAACGTGTTGAATCGAGAAAGAATCGTAAGAAGAAAAGGTAATTATAACTTTAGAAACAAAAACCAGGTAAGTACTTCCCTGGTTTTTTGTATTTGTATTACCTAAGCTTAATAATATGTTCCATATATATTAGTATCATTAGCATCCATATCGTAGACTTCAGTTTGTGATTCTGTATCGACATCCCAGTTGTATGTCTTATCAGGAGATACACTATCTGCACTAATATTTGTACTAAGTGTACCGAAAGCTGAATCATCATACACTTGCTCGTTTGCAAGCTCTTGTGGAGCATTTGGCTCAAATGAATTTTCATAACGCTTAGCACGAACACGATATACATAATGGCCAAGTAGTGGGTTAATAGAACCAATGTCTTCGTCTCTACGCTCTGTAATTTCGTAAATGTTAGCACCTCTACCACCTGGTCTATCACAACCCAATCCTGCTATCTCAATAAGGTCACCAGACTTCGGCTCTGCATCATTAATAGTATCATAAGTAGCATTAGAGCTCATTTGTCTCTGGAATGTCTTAATGTGCATGAAGCCTGTAAACTCATCACCTGGATCAAATCCAAACTGTGAAAGAGCGAGAGCATCTTGTGAAAGTTCTACATACATCTGCATACCAGAAGCAGCTTCATAAACAGCTGTTGGATGCTCTCCATATAGCATATTTGCAGCAGATAGATTAAATGGTTTAATGTAATAATTGATCTCGATACCAAAGTTATTAATTAAATCGTTATAAGCTAAGTCAAAGACAAGCTGCTCTGCTTGCATGTTGTCTCCTTTCAGGAATTGACCACATGGCAGACTTGCTGCGACCATGATCTCTTCTGGAGTACAATTAATTCGATCAGTGTTGCAAGCCATTACTAAGGTTTTGTTGTAAGGATACCAATTTGCTGACCTTCTTCATCTTCAAACATTTGAATTTCAACCTGCGAATTACCAATACCATTCGTTACACCGGGTTGAAATTCCATACCATATAACTGCAGAGCATTATCAAGCATTGGACCTGCAAGTGTAATTCGACCAGCTCCACCATTAATAAGATTTGTAACATGTGGACATTTATGCTTATACTCTTTACGTACTAGGTTCTCATGCTTACGGCCAGTTCGCATTATGCTTTTACAACCAGTCTGTGCTGATACAGCATTAGCATTCATTGCATTGTCGCCCTGGTAGTATTCCTTAAAGCATATCATACGTATATTTATGCTCACTTAAGCATAATACAAAAAAAGACTCATGATTCACATGAGTCTTTTAAGTTATAAGTTAGTTAAATTAAGCTTTTTTCATTGGTTCAACTTTAAGATCACCGAAAGCAGATTTACCTACTGGAAGGTTACCGACTTTGTTTGACTTACCATCCTTAACAGTAGCATTGAGCTTATGAGCAGTACTACCTGTATCGGCATGTCCTCCTCCAGAACCACCAAGTCCGTCAGTATGACCGACTTTGTTATTCACACCCATATCAACACTTGCTGATTGAGCTGTAGGAGCTCCTTCGTTATCCTCTTCAGGATCACCATCAAAAGCGACTTCATCACCGACTTCTTCTAAGTCACCTTCTACATCGTCACCTTCGTCGTCACCGACAGCAGCTGTAAGAATGTCGCATAGTGTCCTTGCAAGTTCTTTATCAAGTGTTACTGTGATTTCATCTTCACCTTCAGTACTTTCATCATCAGCAAGCTAACTATCTGGAGTTGCGTCATCAATACCGAGAGCGTCAAGATCATCAACTTCTTCCATACCAAAGTCTTCGGAAATGACTTTAGCGTATAATTCATCAAAGATAGATTTTTTGGCCATATATTTATTTAGTCCTTCTTTCGCAATTTCCAACTCTTTTGGAAGACTTTCTTCATCTTCTTCAGCATCTTGTTCCTCATATCCAACTTCACCAGGCTTAATCACCGGTGGTTGATCTGTTTCATGTGCTGGACAGTTGTCATCACCATACGAGAGACCCTTTACATTATAAGGATTTTTATCTTTACCAACCTTTGTAATATCTACTTCTGATTCTTCAAAGCCACCTTCTTCAGTACCACCACCATCTTCGAGGTCTGCTTCACCTATTTTGGCTTTTACATCACCAACTGTAAGTTTATCTACTTTCTCAGCAACTACAGCAGTCTCTTTTCCGAGATTACCATATACCTCGCCAAGAGCTTTAATGTCTTTTTTATTAGCCATACTATTATTTATAGGTAACCTATAAAAAAACAATAAATAGTTGTAAAATAAATGGTCTTGGTTAAATAAGTACGTACTATGGCTAAGCAAGATGGGATGTTCTATATGGGTAATGATAACTTACCCAATAAGAATTGGCAAGGTGAGTATACTCCAGCTAAAATTAAATCGCTTAAAAAGGCAGAGAAAAACATTCTATACTTTGCTGAGAACTTCTTCTATATTGTCAACCTTGACTCCGGTAAGGAAAAGATCAAACTATATCCAGCACAAAAGACGGCGTTGAGAGCTATGCGCGACAATCGTTTCTACATTCTATTAGCTTCACGTCAGATTGGTAAGTCTACTCTAATGACTATCTATTTACTATGGCAGGCATGCTTCCAGAAAGATCAGCGCATCCTACTTGTAGCGAACAAAGAGGCTACTGCTATTGAGATCTTCTCTCGTGTTAGAATGGCTTACGAAGAGCTTCCGAACTGGCTTAAACCTCCAGTGAAGGAGTATGCTAAGACCTCAATGACTCTTGATAATGGTAGTCGCATTGGTATTACAACTACAACCGGTACAGCTGCTCGTGGACAGTCTGTTAACTGTTTGGTTATTGATGAGATGGCTTTCATTGAACCTCACTTGGTTGATGATTTCTGGAAATCAGTCTTTCCTATTATATCCTCTTCAAAGAAGTCTAAAGCATTCGTCTGTTCAACCGCTAACGGTACACAAAATCTATTCTATAAGCTCTACAATGGAGCAGAGACAGGAGCGAACGGATGGGGTCATGGTAAGATTATGTGGAATGAGGTTCCTGGTAGAGATGAGAAATGGGCTCTAACTACTAGACAGACTATTGGTTCAGAAGAAGCTTGGCGTCAAGAGTTTTGCTGTGAGTGGATTAACTCTGGTGAGTCTTCTATTGATGATGAGTTGTATGAGATGATGAGTCGTCAGGTATGTGACCCTAAAGTTGTGCTTGAAGATGGTTGCTATAAAGTCTGGGAAGAGGCTCAACCAGGACGTATATATGCTGCCGGGGTTGATACATCAGAGGGTGTTGGTAAAGACTCTTCTGTTATTCAGATGCTAGATATAACTGACCCTGTAGAGGTTAGACAGGTTGCCGTCTATAGAAACAATAAAATATCTCCGCTAGAGTTTAGTAATAAAGTTTATGACATTCTTCGCAACTACGGTTCACCACTCGCTCTTATTGAGCGTAACAATTGCGGTGCACAAGTTGTAGATAGACTTGCTATTGATAAAGGTTATCCTAAAATCGTATCTTACGGTAATACATTAGCACATAGAAAAAATAGAATGGCTGGTATGATTGCTCATACTAATACGAAGCATAGAGGTGTTCTTAATATGCGTTACTGGATGAATGATCTTTTGTCTGTGGTGATGAGAGATGCAGAGACACTTGAAGAGCTTCGTGACTTTGTTCGATATCCAAACGGATCGTGGAAGGCTCGTCATGGTTGTAATGATGATCTAGTTATGGCTTTAATGTATGGCTATTACGTTCTTGATAATGTAATTGCTGAACAGTACTTTGAAATTATAGAGAAAGATGATACAGGTAGACCTAAAATAATAGAGGCACTTGACTTTGGTGTATCACTATTTGAAGATCCAACATCAATATATACCAATAATGATGTAGTTGATGGTAGTCCAGATCTCAACCCTGTTTACTTTGGAATGGATAATAACGGACCTGGTGACGATATGTTGGATCTTATGGAGCAAGGCTTCATGCCTCTTGAATAAATAATAGTATGGCCACCAACCAAAATAAACAATCTTTCTTGAATAAGAGTAGAGCTGATAAGTTTACTCTTGTGTTCTCACTACCGCCAGCTCTTAGAAAGATTGACTCTAAAACAGACAGAACAACTTTCAACGTGAATGAAGATGCTTTTCAATTCTCTGTGTTTGGTGCAGTAGTACCAGAGATTAATGTACCAGCTATTCAGATCGGCTACGGTGGCTCAAATCTTTATAACTCTGCTCATGCTAAAGAGCCATTCCCCCCTGTAACAGTAGACTTCACTATTGATAATGGTTTCAATAACTACTGGGTACTATATAAGTGGCTTGATCTTATGCATGATGAAAAGGAAGGTATATTTGATGCTGATGACATCATAACAGATCAAGCCTTTTCTAATTATCAGACAGATATGGTATTGTATGGTATGGATGAATATAATAATAAGCGTATTGAATTCACATATACAAAAGCATTTCCTGTCGTGTTAGGTGAGCTTAGCTACAATTATAGAACTGCAGAAGAAATTACATCTTCAATGACATTTGTATATTCTCAAATACACACAAAGCTTATTGATTACTAAAGTATTATTTGTAGGCAAATAGCCATGGTTTTGGTGCCGAAAAGGCATAAATAAATATATGGCTAAAAGAACAATCCAATCGCCGGGAGTTGAGATTCGTGAAAGTGATTTATCACTACGCACGGCTCAGACAGGTACTACGACATACATTACTGGCTTCGCCTCAGAAGGACCTATAGATGAAGTTGTAGGACTTGGAAATATTTCCGAGTTCGAACAAATCTACGGTACTCCTAAGACACCAGTAGAAAGATATTTTTATCACACAGCGCGCGCTGCACTTAACTCATCCGGAAGACTTCTAGTTAACCGTCTTCCATATGGTGAAGCTAATGGAGCTGGATTCGGATCAAAGATCAGTGTTCTTGCTTACCCTGCTGTTGTTTGGGATCGCTTGACTAATGGTGGGAAGATTGCAACTACATTTAGTGCGTCGTCAGCTACTACATATGTTCTTGGAAGACCAACGCAATTCGAAATTTCTCAAGCACAATACATTAATCTTAAAAATGGATCTTTGTTTGACTTTAGTAATACTCCTAAATTAGCATTCGCACATGTTGGTGAGTTGTCAGGTGCTGCAGTAATCGTTGTTAACAAAGGACAATCTACTATTGACGATCTGTTCAGTGGTTACTATGTTGGACTTGCTGACAATACTAACATGAACCCTGCTCGTGATTTTGATGCTATCGGATCTGTTTTAACTACAACTGCTTCTGCTTCTGATATATTATCTGCAACTCATATCACGATCCCAGCTTCACGCTTTGAGTTCTCTCTTACAGCTACTCCTGAGTTTGGTGACAATCCTGCTACTAATTCCATCTCACAGGTTATGGAAGATCGTATCACAGATTACAACCTTGCGACTCGTGAGTTTGACGATGCTCTTAACGTTGGTATATTCAAGCTTCGCCAGTCAGTATTCTAAGTCAGCTAATCA